TAAAGACTGGACTAGCATATAGGTGAGTTATGCCCCTACAAAAATTATTACTAAAACCCGGAGTTAACCGCGAGAATACACGGTATACCAGTGAGGGTGGGTGGTACGAAAGCGACAAGGTACGGTTTCGTCAAGGCATGCCCGAAAAGATTGGTGGGTGGGAACGTATATCTTCTGATTTTTTCTTAGGTGTTTGTCGCTCTTTACATACATGGGTCACGCTAGCCAATACAACCGTAACAAGTGTAGGTACACACCTTAAATACTACTTAGAAAATGGTGGTGCTTACTACGACATTACGCCTATACGCGCCACTGTTACGCTCACAAACCCGTTTGCTACTGTTAGTGGTTCTGCGATTGTTACCGTTACTGATGCTAATGGAGGATATAGAAACGGTGATTATGTTACTTTTAGTAACGCTTCTGCGGTAGGAGGACTTACTTTAAATGGTGAGTTTCAAATAACGTATGGTGTAGGAAACACTTACGTTATTACTGCAAGTTCAACCGCCAATGGAAGTGCTACAGGTGGTGGTACAGTCACGGCTACTTATCAAATTAACTCTGGGTCAGAATTAGAGGCGGCTCTAGCCGGATGGAGTGCCGCTAAGTGGGGAGAAGGTACGTGGGGTAATGGTGGAGAAGGTGTGGAGAGTCTCCGTATATGGAGTCAAGGTAACTTTGGAGAAGACTTAATTCTTGGGCATAGAGGCGGGGCTTTATTCTTTTGGGATGCTTCGGAGAACACTCCTCTAAATACTCGCGCTACCTTACTTAGTGCAGAGACTGGTGCATCTAATGTACCTACCATACAGAACATAATACTTGTGTCGGACATTAACAGGTTTGTGTTTTGTTTTGGCGCTAATACGTTAGGTACTACCACACAAGACCCTATGCTTATAAGGTGGTCTGACCAAGAAGACGCTACTAACTGGACACCTACTGCAACTAGCCAAGCAGGTGATCTTAGGTTGTCTCGTGGCTCTGAGATAATTGCCGCAGAACAAACTAGGCAAGAGCTATTGGTATGGACTGATTCCTCTGTGTACTCGTTACAGTTTGTTGGCGCACCTATAGTATGGGCAGCGCAGCTTGTAGGCGAGAACGCATCTATTATGTCTCAGAACAGCGTAGCTGTTGCCGACAACGTAGCTTATTGGTTTGGTAAAGATAAGTTTTACATGTATGACGGTGGAGTAAAAGTACTGCCTTGCAACGTAAAGCGATACATATTCGATGATATAAACCGTGACAACCAACAACAGATATTTGGTAGCACTAACGAAGGTTTTGATGAGATATGGTGGTTCTACCCGTCTGCTAATAGCAATACTAACAATAGATACGTAGTGTATAACTATGTACAACAAATATGGTATTACGGCACGTTAGCTCGTACAGCGTGGTTAGACTCTGGCATACGTAATTTTCCTTTGGCGGCTACTAACATTGGTAATTTAGTGCAGCACGAAGTAGGGTTAGACGATGCCGAAACTGGCACCACAGCGGCTATAACAGCCTCTATTACGTCTGCACAGTTTGACCTAGATGATGGGCATAAGTTCATGCTTGTGTCTCGTATGGTTCCTGATATAACTTTTGATGGGTCTACGGCAAGTTCTCCTGTGGTAAACATGTCCCTTTCCGCGTTGCAGAACTCAGGGTCTGGGTTTAACAACCCGTTATCTGAAAGCGGTAATAGTAACGGTTCTGTAACTAGAACAGCTACATCTCCTGTAGAGGCGTTTACAGAGCAGATATTCTTGCGTGTACGAGGTAGGCAGGTAAGTTTTAAGATAGAGTCTACAGGACAAGGAGTAACGTGGCAGTTAGGCTCACCTCGCATTGATATGCGCCCTGATGGGAGAAGATAATGTCTACAGACCTTACAGATTATGGGGTAGAGTTTGTTGCCCCCTTACTGCCTAGCCCTCCTAATGAGTACTCTAAAGTAGCGTTTGAGAAGTTTAACAACTCCTTACGCTTGTATTTTAACCAAGTAGACAAAGCCCTACGTAACGATACGCTCGTGCTTCAAGCTGAAGCTACTAGCTGGTTTATAAGCTAATGGCTAATACATACGTAAACGCAAAAGTCGATCTAACCGGAACGGGTGTAACTACACTATATACCTGTGCAGCGTTAACCACGGGCATCGTAAAATCTATATTGGTATCAGAAGACTCTGGTAACGCAGACACTATTACCGTGACGCTAACTAATGCTGCTGGCGCGGTGTTTAGCTTGTTTAAGGTTAAAACCGTTGGTGCTAATACTGCTGTAGAGCTACTGACCGCCTCGCTGGTAGTACAGACAGGCGAGATACTAAAGGTAACCGCTGCTACTGCCAATAGACTGCACGTCGTAGCTAGCATACTTGAGATTACATAATGTTTAATTTTAACTTTGGTAATACGAAGGGCAACCAGCTAGACGAACTGTTGTCAGAGATAATAAACGACCCTGTTAAAGAACCTACTCCTACTTCTAGCCTAACTAATACTACAGATGAGACTGTAACTATTAACGGGCCGTTTGGTGCTCTTCAAATACCTAACCCTTTCTATGAACCTCCAGTAGGCATACCACCACCTACTGAACCTAGACCTGCCCCTATAAGTGATCCTATAGCAGAACCTCCTACTTACCCAGATACAATACCAGATGACACAGGCTATGTATCACCTAGACCTGCCCCTATAAGTGATCCTATAGAAGAACCTCCTACTTACCCAGATACAATACCACCACCTACTGAACCTAGACCTGCCCCTATAAGTGATCCTATAGCAGAACCTATAGACGAACTGTTGTCAGAGATAATACCAGATGACACAGGCTATGTATTACCTAGCCCTGCCCCTATAAGTGATCCTATAGAAGAACCTCCTACTTACCCAGATACAATACCAGATGACACAGGCTATGGATTACCTAGACCTGCCCCTATAAGTGATCCTATAGCAGAACCTCCTACTTACTATAACCCAGACATAATACCAGATGACACAGGCTATGGATTACCTAGAGAAACTCCAGAGGGTGGAGGTGAAGGTGAAGGAGAACCTATAGACGAACTGTTGTCAGAGATAATAAACGACCCTGTAGTTACAGTTGGAGAAGAAACTGTATATGACCTTGAAGAAGGAGAATATGATTGGGACAATATTGACCCTAAAGATTTAGGAAACCCTGTAGAGCAACTAGCTTACTGGGACGAGACCAAAGATAATTATGATTTTGGGCAAGGTGAGCAATATGGTTCTCCTGAAGAAGGGTTGGCTAATTATGCTAATGAGTACGATGCTCTTAGTACAAGAGTATCTGAACACTCTGTACTAAACAATTTAAGCAGTGCAGGTGGATACCGTAACTACAACAGAGCAATTTCAGGAACTCAAGCTCTCAACACTCAAGGTCAAAATAAAGCATCTGCTAGGCTGTTAGATTACCTAGAAAAAAACAATATACCCTTGTCTAAAGAAGTAAACGGGCAAACAATGTACCTTACGTTAGGCGATGGTCTCCAAGGTATTGACAAGTTTCTTCTTCAAGGAGCTATGGACGACTATGATAAAGATGGGGAATTTCAAGTCTATGGAGACATAGGTACTTATTCTACCCAATATATACCCCCTATAAGTAACCTAAGTGCGTTTTTAAATAACCCCGCAATAAATTTAGCTGCTTCGGTGATTCCGGGCGGTCAGTTATTATTAACGGGTATAAAAGCTGCTAGTGGAGAGACTTTACACCTTAGTGATTACTTAGCCGCAGGTATATCGGGATTTCAAGCTGTACAGGCTATGTCAGAAGCTGCACAAGCTGCTTCACTTGCTAATGGTGGTACTGCGGCTCAAGCGGCAGCGGCGGGGAGAGAAGTTGCGTTTGGGTTAGGAAATGTAGTTGCAGAAGTAAATGCCCTAGGCTTTGGTGCCGATGTCTTTGGGCCAAGTGGTGCAGGAAACCCCGCCTCTCTTAGCTTCACTAGTGATGTAACAACTGCCTTAGCTGGGCTTGATGGGGGCGTATCACTAGGAACAGGGTTAAGTGCCGCCGATAGTGCTCTTAGTATTGGTGATGTGCTCTCTTTAGTCGGCACAGCAGGTGAAGCATATGATGCTTTTACCGATGACGACGATGACGACGATGACGATGATGGTGTTGTTATTACCGATAATAATGGTAATGTCTTAAACCCTACAGATAGGCAACCAGATACTCCTACAGATGGAGATGGTGGGCCGTATGACGTATTTAACGAGTTTCCTCCTTTTGAAGTAGATCCTTTTGACCCTTTTAACATACCAATGCCAATAATAGAAACTACAGAGACTAAAGACACTACTGGGGGCGGTAACCCTAGTAATCCTAGTAATCCTAGTAATCCTAGTAACCCTAGTAACCCTAGTAACCCTAGTAATCCTAGTGACCCTAGTAACCCTAGTAACCCTAGTAACCCTAGTAATCCTAGTAATCCTAGTAATCCTAGTAATCCTAGTAATCCTAGTAATCCTAGTAATCCTAGTAATCCTAGTAGTCCTAGTAGTCCTAGTAGTCCTAGTAGTCCTAGTAGTCCTAGCCCAACTAATACTACAGATGAGTATATAGATGTAGAGGCGGGGCCGTTTGATACTGTTCAAATACCTAACCCTTATTACGAACCAGAGCCTGAGCCTGAGCCAAATCCAGAGCCTGAGCCTGAGCCAAATCCAGAGCCTGAACCAGAGCCTGAACCTGAACCTGTGGGTGGTGGTAAAAAAGTACCCGTTGAAGTAACGCAGGGAGGGTCGGGGGGTACAGATGTCGGCATTGAAATTGACACAGATGGAGACGGTAAAAGAGATAGAGTAGTATTACAAGATCCCGACACAATTGAACGTGCTATAGACGAAGGGATTATAGTTGTTCTAGATGATATAAGAGGAGACAAGTGGGGAGAAGGTGTTTGGTCAGTGGAGGTGATTTTAGACGGTGTGTATCAACGATGGGATATAGATTTTGATACAGAGGGTATGGCTACAGGTACATTTACACCATTAGAAGACAAAAAGATCGAACCAAATCCAGAGCCTGAGCCTGAACCAGAGCCTGAACCAGAGCCTGAACCAGAGCCTGAACCAGAGCCTGAACCAGAGCCTAGACCAGAGGATGATCCTGAGTATGTACCTGAGTATATAGATGTAGACGCAGGGCCGTTTGGTACTTATCAAATACCTAACCCTGATTATAAAGAACCAGAGCCTGTTACTGATCCTGTTACTGATCCTGTTACTGATCCTGTTACTGATCCTGTTACTGATCCTGTTACTGATCCTGTTACTGATCCTGTTACTGATCCTGTTACTGATCCTGTTACTGATCCTGTT